TATAAGTACTTATAATATTATGTTAATATTTATGTCTATGTAACATTTATGTTATATGTCTTAGTACTATATAGTACTTCACTTAGCAGTCTCCTATATAGGACAAAGACGAACCATGACAAAGCCAACAGGTAATAAAGTAGGACGTACCTCTAAAAGGGAACTTAAAGCTATCACTGAGAATCGTAGTGTCGGTAGACCTAAGGGTGATGCAGCTATTATCAATGAGTATAAGCTTAGGATGCTTAACTCACCTAAGAGTGCTAAGGTTCTAGAAGCTATTTATGATGCAGCTCTTAATGATGAACATAAGAATCAAGCTGCAGCATGGAAGTTAATTGTCGATAGGATTGTACCTGTCAGTGTATTTGAAGCTCAGAAGGCTGGTAACAATACACCAACAGTGTCTATCAACATTACAGGTTTAACGTCACCTACGATTAGTACAAGCAGTGAAGAACAGGAGGTGATTGATGTCTGAGTTAAACTTCCAACTGCTTAAGTGGCAGCAGAGTGTCTTTAAAGATACCACACGCTTTAAAGTGGTAGCTGCAGGTCGAAGGTGTGGTAAGTCTAGGCTGTCAGCAGTATCATTACTGATTGAAGCTTTGAATTGTCCAGATGGGTCAGCTGTGATGTACATAGCACCTACCTTAGGACAAGCTAGAACGATTATGTGGGATTTACTGCATGAGCTAGGTAGACCTGTGATTAAGTCTAGCCATGTGAATAACTTAGAAATTACCCTTATAAATGGTAAGAAGATCTTAGTTAGGGGAGCTGATAATCCCGATTCTCTGCGGGGTGTTTCCTTAATTTACGTAGTTATGGACGAGTGTGCCTTTATTAAGGAAGATGTATGGCAGAAAATCATCCGAGCTTCACTGTCAGATAAGAAGGGTAGAGCTTTATTCATTAGTACTCCTAGTGGTCGTAACTGGTTCTACGATACTTTTAATCTAGGACAGGATAACACTGACGAAGAGTGGAAGTCTTGGCACTTCACAACTCAGGACAATGAGACTATTGATCCTAAGGAGATTGAGGCTGCAAAGCGTACATTGAGTTCCTTTGCATTCAAGCAGGAATACTTGTCTAGCTTTGATACAGCAGGTGCTGATGTCTTCAAAGAGGAATGGTTCAAGACAGCTGAAGAACCTAGCTATGGTACATACATTGTAGCCATTGACTTAGCAGGTTTTGAAGAGGTAGGTAAGAATGCTGGGGCATCTAAGAAGAGACTAGACGAGACAGCTATTGCAGTTGTTAAGTTAGAGGATAACGGTAACTGGTGGGTTCACAAGATACAGCATGGTCGGTGGGACATCAGAGAGACTGCAGTTAACATCTTGAAAGTGATTAGAGACTTTCAACCTACAAGCATAGGTATTGAGCGAGGAGCATTGAAGAATGCTGTACTGCCCTATCTGAATGACTTGATGAGGAAGAATAACATCTATGCTCACATACAGGACTTAACTCACGGGAATAAGAAGAAGACTGATAGGGTTGTCTGGAGCTTACAAGGTCGCATGGAGCATGGAAGGATTACCTTCAATGAGGATGAGGACTGGAGTGAGTTTAGAGATCAATTAGTTATGTTCCCTACAGCAGGTGTACATGATGATTTGGTAGATGCTCTAAGTTACATTGATCAACTGGCTATAGCTAACTACAACCAAGACTACGAAGATGATGACTACGAAGTCTTAGACGTTATTAGCGGATATTAACCTAACATACAAAGGAATTTTAAAATGGCTACAGATAGAGAACTCGAAGACAAGCGTTCACGTTTAAAAGCTGATGCAGCATTTAACAACCCTAAGAATACTTTAAAACCGGAATGGTTTTATAAACATACACGTAAAAAATCTGCTGATGAGGCTTATGCTTCAGCTAATATGCGTGCCAATATGGTTGAACAAGAACAAGAAGCACGTAGTCGAGCACCAAACAGTCGTGAGCAATACCAACACGAAAAAGAGCAAGGCGACCCCTATGCAACTCGTATGTCATATGAAGAGTGGAAGAAACTTTAACTATGTCTAAAGACTCTAGACTTGAACGAGCTGGTGTCAGTGGTTTTAATAAGCCTAAGAAGACACCTAATCATCCTACTAAAAGCCACGTTGTAGTGGCTAAAGAGGGTGATCAAGTTAAGACTATCAGGTTCGGACAGCAAGGTGTCTCAGGTAGTCCTGAAGGTTCAGCTCGTAATGACTCCTTTAAAGCTAGGCACGCTAAGAACATAGCTAAAGGTAAGATGTCAGCGGCCTACTGGGCGAACAAAGTTAAATGGTAATAAGGAACATACAGTGGCTCTAACTAACGACCAATTCAGTGATGAGAAGAGTACTCAATTTCCGGACGGAACGTCCTTTGAGGAACCTACAGAGGCTGAGAAAGAACTCACCTCGTGGGTAACTCAGCACATTACTCGCTGGCGTGACCATCGTGATGCTAACTACATGGACTTGTGGTTGGAGTACGAGCGTGTCTTTCGAGGTATCTGGGCTGCTGAGGATAAGACTCGTGAGAGTGAACGCTCACGTATCATCTCTCCAGCTACTCAGCAAGCTATTGAGACTCGCCATGCTGAGATTATGGAAGCTATCTTCGGTCAAGGTGAATTCTTTGACATCTCAGATGATGTCTTAGATGTAGATGGTAATCCTCTAGATGTTGAACAAATTAAGGTTCAATTGCATGAGGACTTTAAACGAGACAAGATTAAGAAAGCTATTGACCAGATTGAGTTGATGGCTGAGATTTATGGTACAGGTATTGGTGAGATCATTGTCAAGACTGAGAAGGAGTACATTCCAGCAACTCAGGCAATTCCCGGTATTGCTAATGCAGCTGCCATCGGAGTTCAAGAGAAGGATCGTATTGCCGTTAAGATCAAACCAGTTAACCCTAAGAACTTCCTTATTGATCCTAATGCTGATTCCGTTGACGATGCTTTGGGCGTTGCTATCGAGAAGTACGTTTCCATTCACAAGGTTGTGGAAGGTATTGAGAGAGGCATTTACAAAAAGGTAGACATTACTACAGCCTCTGAGGATGAGGACTTAGAAGTAACTCAAGACTTGAAGACCTATCAAGATGATAAGGTTAAGCTCATCACTTACTACGGTTTAGTACCTAAAGAGTACCTGACTGAAGGTGAAGAGGAAGAGTATGAAGAGTTGTTCGCTGAAGGTACGGTAGCTGATGAGCACTGTAACTTGGTTGAGGCTATTGTCGTTATTGCCAATGACTCAATCCTCTTGAAGGCTGAAGCTAATCCTTACATGATGAAGGATCGTCCAGTCGTTGCATACCAAGACGATACAGTTCCCGGACGCTTCTGGGGTCGTGGTACAGCTGAGAAGGCCTACAATATGCAGAAGGCTATTGATGGTCAGCTACGTGCTCACATGGACTCTCTGGCGTTGACCACAGCACCTATGATTGCAATGGATGCAACTCGTCTGCCACGTGGTGCTAAGTTTGAGATTAAGCCCGGTAAGGCTATCCTGACCAATGGCTCACCTTCTGAGATCTTGTATCCCTTCAAGTTCGGTCAGACTGATGGCAATGCAGCTGCAGCAGCGCAGAACTTTGAGCGTATGCTCCTACAAGCTACAGGTACAGTTGACAGCGCAGGTATGCCCTCTAACGTACCTCGTGATGCAGGTGCTGGCGGTATGTCTATGGCTATGGCAGGTATCATCAAGAAGTACAAACGTACCTTGAGTAACTTCCAAGAAGACTTCATGATCCCGTTCATTAACAAAGCTGCCTTCCGTTATATGCAGTTTGACAGTGAACGTTATCCATCAGTTGACATGAAGTTCATTCCAACAGCTACTTTGGGTATCTTGGCACGTGAGTTTGAACAGCAACAGATGATTGGCTTGTTGCAGACACTTGGCCCTAATACACCTGTACTGCCATTGATCCTTAAAGGTATCTTGCAGAACAGTTCATTGTCTAATCGTGGTGAGTTGATGCAAGCTTTGGATCAGATGTCTCAGCCTAACCCACAGGCTGCTGAGGCTGCACAAGCACAACAGATGGCTCAGATGCAACTTGCACAGGCTCAGGTGGCAGATCTGCAGTCTAAGGCTCAAAAGCAGTCAGCTGAGGCTCAAAAGACCATGATTGAAGCTCAGATGATCCCTGAAGAGCATCGTGTTAAGGTAGTTCAGGCAGCTGCAACTAACCTAGATAATGGTGATGACTTCGAGAAGCGTCTGAAACTAGCTGACATGATGCTTAAAGAGAAGCAAGTTAACCTGAAAGCTGCTGATATTGCCTCAAATGAGCGTATTGCAAGCCTTCAGATGATGACTAAAGCACGTAAATAACAAAATAGTTAACAAAAAGCTTGACAAAGTGTTGTTTTTATGCTACAATAACACTATTGTTAAGTATTTAATAGAAAGGTTCTCCTTAAATGGATAAAGAACTACAAGTTTACTACGAAGAAACCTTTAATACTATGAGTACTAAGGGTTGGAGCTTCTTAATTGAAGACTTCGAGAAGATTAAGGCTAGTTTAAACGATCTATCCACTGTCACGGACACACAAACACTTTATTTCCGTAAAGGACAGTTGGATATTCTTGAATTAGTTTTAGGGCGTAAGGCTACATGTGAGAAAGTGTATGAGGAGTTACAACAATGAAACGTTTGTATGACTTCAAATGCTATAACGATCATGTAACTGAATCGCTGGTAGATAGCGAGCATACGACAGCTAAATGCAAAGTATGTGGTAAGGACGCTATCAGGCTCGTTTCAGCTCCAAGTATCGGACTAGACCCTTTATCAGGGGATTTTCCCGGTGCTACAGCTAAATGGGCTGCTGTGAGGGCTGACAGGCTCAAGCAGGAACAAAAGAGAGGATCTGAATAGCTATTCAGGCAACCCAATTCTATTTTACGATTATCCTGTAATCCATTCATGGACAGGGAAAGGTTAGGTATGGCTTTAATTGATCACAATGAGGAACTAGGCACTGAAAGTGAGTTAGAGGCGGAAGACATTAAACAGTCTTCTTTGAACGCACAAGCTACACAACAACAGACCGAACAAGCTGAACAAGTCACGGAGATCCCTGAGAAGTACAAAGGGAAGAATCTTCAAGATATTGTTAAGATGCACCAAGAGGCTGAAAAGCTAATTGGCAGACAAGCTCAAGAGGTTGGTGAAGTTAGGCGTTTAGCTGATGAATTGCTTAAACAGAGTTTAGCTCAGAAGAACCAACAAGCACAACCACAAGCGGTGGCAACGCCATCACAAGAGATTGATTTCTTTGAAGATCCGCAGAGTCACGTTAATCGTGCTGTAGCGAATCATCCAGACGTATTGGCAGCTAAACAAGCTTCAATGCAACTTAAGCAGATTCAGACACAAGCAATGCTCAACAAGAAGCATCCTGACTTTGCTAATATTGTAAGTGATGGCGAGTTTCAAGAGTGGGTTCGAGCTTCTCCCATGAGGCTTAATATCTACGCAATGGCTGATGCTAACTATGATTTTAATGCAGCTGATGAACTAATCTCTACATTCAAACAGATCCGTACATCTAAGACACAACAAACTACTGAAGCAGGTAACGCTGTTCGCAAACAGAATCTGAAAGCAGCTGGTGTTGATGTTGGTGGAACTGGAGAGTCTTCTAAGAAAACATACCGTAGTCTAGACCTTATCCGGCTACGAATGAATGATCCTGATCGATATGAGGCTATGCAACCTGAGATTATGGCTGCTTATGCTGAAGGCAGGGTTAAACGGTAAGTTTACACATAAACACAAATTATAGGGGAATTTTAAAATGGCATTAGGAACAGATCACGTAACGAGTACGACCGCAGCAACGTTTATTCCAGAAGTATGGAGTGATGAAATTGTTGCGGCTTACAAGAAGAGCTTGGTTGCAGCTAACCTAGTTAAGAAGATGAGCTTCAAGGGCAAGAAGGGTGACGTAGTTCACATTCCAGTCCCTGCACGTGGCACAGCTTCTGCTAAGGCAGCTTCTACACAAGTTACACTGATTGCAGCTACTGAGTCCGAAGTAACTGTGTCTATCAACAAGCACTACGAATATTCACGTTTGATCGAGGATATCGTTGAAGCTCAAGCTTTGTCTAGCCTTCGTCAGTTCTACACTGATGATGCTGGTTACGCTTTGGGTAAGCAAGTTGATACTGACTTGATTACCTTGGCTCAACAGTTCAACGTTTCCACAGCTGGCGCAGGTAACTTCCGCTACGCTGGTGCTTTCATTGGTGGCGATGGCTCTACAGCTTTCGACTACACAGCTAACACCAATGCTGGTAACGCATCAGCTTTGACAGCTGCTGGTATTCGTCGCACTATTCAGCGTCTTGACGATAGCGATGTTCCTATGGACAATCGTTTCTTCTTGATTCCTCCTTCAGTGCGTAACACCATCTTGGGTTTGTCTGAGTTCACAACCTTCAACAGCGTTGGTGAAGCTGGTACAGCTAACAGCATCCGTAACGGTATGATTGGTGACATCTATGGTGTTCCAGTCTATGTTACCTCTAACGCTGGCTACGCTAACAGCGCTGCTAACGGTTCCGGTACTAACATTGGTCGTGTGTGCGTAATGGCTCACAAAGACTCTATGGTGTTGGTGGAGCAAGTTGGTGTCCGTTCACAGACTCAGTACAAACAAGAGTACCTCGGTACATTGTTTACAGCTGATACATTGTACGGCTGCGCTGAGTTGCGTAACTACGGTGGCGTTGCCCTCGTCGTTCCAGCTTAATAGCTAACTAGGTTCCCTCTCAAAAGGAGGGAGCCTTTTTAATGTGCTAAGGGTAGTACATCAGAAAGGTTAATATCATGGCAAAATTTAAGTGCAATCAATCAGGTAACACAATCGAGTTCTTCCAAGAGCATGAGATCGCTGAAATGCGTAAACATGGAGGCTACACTGAAGTACAAGAAGTTGTAGAAGCTCCTGTAAAATCAACCAAAAAATCTAAGGTAACAGCAGATGAAACCAGTATCAGTGGGGACGATTCTAACAGCGGCAACTAAGACTACGGTCTACACAGTTCCTACTGGTTACTATGCTAAGTGGAACTTGTGTTATGTTGTTAACACCACAGGCAACAATAAAGCTATTGATGCTATCTGGTATGACGCTAGTACAACTACTGAGATTCATGTCTTAGACCAATACGTGCTAAGCCCTACACAGTTTATTAAGTTTGATGGCGGTGCTTTTGTGGTGCTTGAAGAGGGTGATCAGGTACGATTAGAGTCAGAAGCTGGCTCAACAATGAACAGTATTAATACGTTTGAGCTATATAGAAAAGGCGAATAATTATGGCTTTATCGGCAGCAATGCAGTGGGCTTTGAACAACGGCATGACCGAAGCCGATGTTTATCAAAACATTAATGATTTCTTAGCTACTAATCCATCTGCTGCTCAGACACAAGCACAGATGGCTCAGTTTGGTATTTCTCCAGAGGATGTAGCTGCTGCCACTGGGGGTAAATCAGGTGGTATGCTTAGTGGTAACATCATGGCAGGTGCAAGCTGGAACAGCACTAACACAGCTTTGCAAGATGCTTTAACTCAAGCTACAGGCCAACAAACATCTAACTATGCTGTAGGTGGTTCAACTACTTCTGACACACTAAACCAATTAAATACATTCTTAGCAGGTGGTGGTCAGTTTGACCCTAATGCTACTGTTTACTTGCAAGCTGGTGGTGTTGACTTCATTCAAGGTGTAGATAAAGGTGTTGTTAAAGACAACCTAAACCAGATTGTTAAGACATTAGGCGACCAAGGTGTCAATGTTGTTTTGACTGGCTCTCCTTATGCAGCTTCTGTACAGGATGTTATTGACAATAAATTTAATCCTGAAGTTGACCAGATTTATAATGATGTAGCTAAAGCTAACTCTAATGTAGCTTTGGTTAACACTCAAGGTGAGATCCTTCAAAATAAAGACCTATTAGTAGATGCCTTGCACACAAATGCTGCAGGTACTGCCATCTACAATCAGTCAGTTATTGATGCTTTGTCGCAGTTTAAGAATGAAGTACCTCCAAGTACTCCTCAAGCTATCACACAAGCACAAAGATCCAATGTAATTCCCACAGCTCGTGGTACTGTCATCGAAGGTGATGACATTGAAGCTCAGATGGCAGGTGTACCTCAAGTCGTTTACGAAACAAAAGTAGATCCTAACAACCCAGCTAACTGGCAGACTGTAAACCCTAAGACTGGTGAAGTAATTAACTCAGGTACGTTTGCAGGCGGTGGTGATCGTGGCTTGTTAGCTGCTGCAGCTCCTGTTATTGGCCTTGCAGCTTCTACAGTAGGTTTACCCGGTATTACAGGCTTGTTAGGTAACTTAACAGGTGCTACAGGTTCAACATTAGCAGGTCTTACAGGTGCTGCCATTGGTGGCGGTACTACAGCTATTGCAGGTGGAACTACAGAGGACATTCTTAAAGGTGCTCTGTTAGCTGGTGGAGCTTCTTACGGTAGTTCTTTGTTAGATAACTACCTAGCTACAGGTTCTACTGCTGATGTAGGTATCACAGAGAGACAACTAGCTATTGCAGATGCTAAGCAGTTAGCTGATCAAGGTTTGTCTCAGAGTCAGATTGCTGATGTATTAGGTTCTAGTGGCTATAATGAAGTAATGGTAGATAGTGCTATTAGAGCTGCTACCAAAGGGCTTACACCTACTACAATTCCAACTTCAACAGCAGCTACAGATGTAGTTAACATTACAGGTACAGCAACTCCTGCAATTAATGCTGGTGGTCTATTAGGAAGCTTAGTTCCTACGACTGTTACACCTACTGTAACACCTCCATCTAAGCAGTTAGAAACAGTTAAAGTTACAGGTACATCTACACCTCAGCAGGTTGACCAAGCTGTACTTAACTTGATTAACAGTCAACTTGCTTCTAATGTAACTACACCAGCTAATCTAGCTAACGTACAAGTTACAGGAAATAAACCTACACAACCAACTGAAGTTATATCTTCTTTATTACCAGCTGTAACACCTACAATTAATACTCCTGCAGTTGTTTCTCCAAGTACTTTAGCTAACGTACAAGTTACAGGCGATAAAGGGATGATGTCTAATGCTGGTACTACATCAGCTATTTTGAATACTATTGCAGGTCTTCCAACAACACCAGCCACTACAAATAACTTAGCTAATGTTACTGTTACAGGACAAACTCCAGCTACAACACAGGAACTTGTAAGTGCTATTACAGCTGCAACTCCAACTGTAACGACACCTACTACAACTCCAGTAGCTACTCAGACTATTACAGGTCAGAAGCCAGCTACGCAGCAAGAGATTGTTAATGCTATTACAGCTACGATTCCTACTGTAACCCCAGCGCAAGCTACTACAATTGCTGAACAAGTTATTACAAGTGGTAGACCTGTAACAACTCAAGAAGTTATAAGTGCTATTACAGCAACACTTCCAGCTGTCACCACACCTGTAACAACACCAACAACAACACCTGAAGTAAAAGTTACAGCTCAGAAGCCTACAAGTATTAACGATATAGTCACTGCTGCAGCTATTCCTTTGATTCAACCTTCAGTTCCTTTGGAAGTTACACCTGTAACAGCTGCTAAAACTAATGAACTAGGTCTTACAGATGCTCAGATGGCTAACTTGTTAAAAACTGGTTTAGGTTTGTTTGGTGGTTTAGGAGGTGCTGCAGCCTTGTCAGGAGGCGGTGGAGGTACTACAACTATGGGTGGTATGCCTACACAGTTACCTCCAATGTACACAGATGATTACTTCACTAGAGTACAGCAGAACTATAACCAACTTCTTCCAGCAGTTCCTCGTGATGTTGCAACACCATTACGTGACTGGTACACTTCTCAATATGGAGCTTAAATGACAACGATCATTACAAAGAATAGCAGTACATCATCTGCTACACCTGCGTCAGGGGATCTAACTAAGGGTGAGTTAGCTGTTAACGTAACAGATAAGAAGCTGTACACCAAAGACAACTCAGGTACAGTTGTTAAGTTGGTAGGCTCTCTAGGTAATCAAGAGGCTTCAGCAGCTGCCATTACAGGTGGTACATCAGCTGGTGTCGCTATCACTGGCGGTACTATTAACAACACACCTATTGGTGCTACCACAGCTGCAGCAGTTACAGGTACTACAGTTACAGCTACTACAGGCTTTGTAGGTGCTATTACAGGTGCTGTGACTGGTAACGTAACAGGTAATGTGACAGGTAACGTCACAGGTAATGTCACAGGTAACTTGACAGGTAATGTTACAGCTTCTACAGGTAGTTCAACCTTTAACAATGTAACCATTAACGGCACATTGGACATGGATGCAGCTTCCTCAGCTACCATTACTAACCTTCCAAACCCTACTAACTCAGGTGATGCAGCTAACAAGGCTTATGTTGATTCAGCCGTTGCAGCTGTTGTCGATGGTGCTCCAGCAGCTTTGGATACCTTGAATGAGCTTGCAGCAGCTTTGAATGATGATGCTTCATTCTCCACAACTGTAACTAATAGTATTGCAGCTAAGCTTCCCTTGGCTGGTGGTACTATGTCTGGCAACATTGCCATGGGTACTAATAAGGTGACTGGTTTAGGTACGCCTTCATCTAGTACAGACGCAGCTACTAAAGGATATGTAGACACTGTTGGTGATGCTAAGTTAGCCTTGGCAGGTGGAACTATGACAGGTAACATTGTCATGGGATCTAACAAGGTTACATCTACAGCTACACCTACAACTGACGATGACTTGACTCGTAAGGCTTACGTTGACAGTATCCTCGGTAGTGCAACATCTGCAGCTACATCAGCCTCAGCAGCAGCTACATCTGCAACCAACGCAGCTAACTCAGCCTCAGCAGCTTCTACAAGTGCATCTAATGCCTCAGCAAGTGCCTCAGCAGCTGCAGCATCCTATGATAGCTTCGATGATCGCTACTTAGGCTCTAAAACATCAGCTCCATCAGTTGACAATGATGGTAACTCACTGTTGACAGGTGCTCTGTACTGGAACTCTACATCATCTAATCTGTGGGTGTGGAATGGTAGTGCATGGACTCAAGCTACTTTAACAGCAGGTTCCTTTGCAACATTGACAGGTACTGAGACTCTTACCAACAAGACTATCACTTTTACAGATAATACTCTGACAGGTGTAGCGAGTACTTCAACATCACAGACTCTGACCAACAAAACCATTGAAGCTGGTACATTCACTAATGGCTACACAGAAGAAACTGTAACTGCTAACACTTCTACAGCTTATACAGTTGACTTGGCTAATGGTTCGGTACAGATTCTGACATTGACTGGTAATTGCACCTTTACATTCCCAACTGCAACGGCAGGTAAGTCATTCATCATGCTCTTGAAGCAAGATGGTACAGGTTCACGCACAGTAACATGGCCTGCAACAGTTAAGTGGCCTAGCGGTACTGCACCTACAATTACTAGCACAGCATCTAAACTAGATAAGTAC